CTCACGGACCAACCCAGCGGGAGTCGAACCGCCACAAGCTGCTCACCGCGGTGGACTCACGCAACGAGGATCACACCGCGTTCCTCATCATCGGCTCGCGCCAGCATTGGGACGACTTCTACGGGTACCTCATCGACGATCCGTCGTGGAACGCCATCGTCACCCAGGCCCACGACGACCTCTGCGACCTCGATCCCCACGAGCTCGCGGTCCACGTCGACTGCATGTTGTGGCCCGAGCGCCATCCGTACCGCTGGTGGTACTCGAAGTGGCAGTCGCAGAAGCGCATGGGGATGGAACACCTGTTCGAGATGGTCTACCAGAACCGGCCGCGCCCATCGGGGAAGATCGCCTTCTACAAGGAGGACCTGCTCGACTCCCGCAACCGCACCCGGGTCCTGGGCGACCTCGGGTACTTCGAGGGCCGGGAATACAACCTCGTCGCCGGACTCGACCCCGCATCGGTTGGGCACCAGGCCGCGTGGCTCTGGCTGTACGACTTCACCAAGCGCAAGCTCTACATGCTCGATGCGGACAACCCCCAGGGCGGCGGCATCGCCCAGTTCCTCGAGCTGATCTCGACGTGGCACGCGAGGTACAGGCTGACCCACTGGGTCGTCGAGACCAACAACGTGCAGCGCATCTTCGTGGACGACCCCAACGTCCGGGAGCTCTGCGGCAACCTCGGGATCTCGATCGAGACCCATACCACCGGGGCCAACCGGCTCGACAAGGAGTACGGGGTGCCCTCGATGTCGCGCTGGTTCTCCGAGTCCCTCGTCGATCTCCCCTATGCCGGCGACGACGCCATCGATGTCACCGACGCCTTCATCCGGCAGGCCGTCAACTTCGACCCGAACCTCGCCGGCAAGACCAATCGCCCCGTATCGGACTTGCTGATGGCATCATGGTTCCCGATTCGCGTGATACGCTCCTGGATGGTTGAGCGGTCATACGAAGCACAGCTCGATTATGAGCCAATGTTCGCTGAGTACGACACCTCAACCTGGGAGGAAGCCCCGTGGTGATGTCCAAGTCCGCGGTGATGGAACGGGTAAACCTGATCCGCAACTCCTACTCCGATCTGCTCGACGATCGCCGCCGTATGCGCGCCATCCTCGATGGCGGTCCTGACGGCATCAAGGCGCTTCTCGGTGAGCGCGTCAACATCAAGTCCAACGACATTCCTGCCCTCAATATGTTCGAGTCGGGATCGACGCGGATCGCTCACGACCTGGGCCGACCCCCCGACACCAAGGCAGACGCCTTCCCGCCCGCTGCGGGTCTCACCGCGGAGAACCAGCGGGCCAAGGCAGACAAGCGCGTCAGAATCGTGCGCTCCTACGATCATCATCGCCTTGAGAAGCAGCTACGGTTCCAGGCGCGCTTTCTGCCGGTCTATGCCTACTGCGTGTGGGTCATCACCGAACGCCTCGACGCCGAAGGCAATCGGTACCCCGTCGCGGAGATCCGTGATCCCTTTCACTCGTATCCGGCCTGGTGGTCCCAGGATGAGGAAGTCGGGGAGCTCGTCACGATGCGGAAGGTGCCGCCACTGACCCTCGCCGGGCTGTATCCGGAGGCCAGGGGTGCGATCGAGAAGCAGACCGGCAACCTCGACAGCCTCTACCTCGCCGACTCGTGGACGCAGAACCGTCCGGGGATCGAGATCGTCGAGTACCACGCCATGAGCGGCTCCTATGTGATGATGGCAACGGGCGACATCATGCTGGACTACGCCGAGAACCCGCTCACGACCGGACCCAAGTTCGAGATCGGGCGCAGGCCAACGATCAACCGCCTCGTCGGGCAGTACAACAACGCCATCGGGCTCATGGCTCACGCCGCCAAGCTCAACGTGCTCGCGCTGATCGCCACCGAGGACTCCGTGTTCCGTGAGACCAACATCAGCGGGGGCATGGAGTCGATCAAGTACAGGAAGGGCCGGTTCGCGGTCAACTACCTCCCCTCCGGGGCGACCGTCACCAAGCCCCAGGGCGAGTTCCCCGCCGCCGCCTTCGAGCAGATCAACCGCCTCGAGAAGCAGCTCCGGGTCCAGGTGGCCTATCCGGTCTCCCAGGACGGCCAGTCACCGATGTCCTACTCCACCGGGGCCGGGATCGACCGCCTCGATGCGTCCTCCGACCGCATGATCTCCGAATACCGCGCGATCATGGGCGAGACCCTCGAGATGCTCGACGCCAAGCGCCTCGAGTGGGACCAGCAGATGTACCCGGACGGCACCAAGCCGATGCACGGGATCATGGACGGCATGGCGTTCTTTGAGGACTACACCCCCAAGACCGACATCAGGGGACAGTGGCAGACCAGGCGCGAGTACGGCCCGATGACCGGCATCGACGAGCCGACCAAGATCGTTGCCGGCCTCCAGCTCCTCCAGGCGGGGGTCATCGACATGGAGACCTTCCGTGAGATGCTCCACTCCCTCGGCCAGCTCGATGTCATCCGCGACGGCGTTCGCAAGGACCGCTCCGAGGCGGCGCTCTTCTCCGTTCTCGAGATGCGGGCGTCGCAGGGCGACCCGGAGGCCACGCTCATGCTGGCGAACATGTTCCGGGACCCCGACAAGGCGTCCAAGGAGTTCAGCAAGTTCTTCACGCCACACGAGCCGGAGATTCCACCCGAAGAGGAGGCGTTCCTCGCCGAGCAGGGACAGGGACAGGACATCGGACCACCTCCCGACGTGATGACGGCCCTCAGTCAGCTCTCCCAAACCGGGGGAACGGCCGGTGGCGGCGTCCAGACGGTCGGGAGAATGCCGGGATAGCGAGCAATAGGAGCAGGCAATGGCGAAGAAAGCAGTACAGGTCACCTCATACGGGCCGTATTTCGAGACCTACACGAAGATCGACCGCATCACGGGCGAAGAGTGGGAGCAGGAGGTTCCCGCGTACCGCGAGGTGCAGACCCAGTACGGAATCTTCGGCGTCCCGGCCGGCGCCACGATGACGTTCAAGATCGTCGAGGACCCCGAGAAGGGTGCTCTGATTACACCCATCTACTCGGAGAAGAGGGCCACGATGAAGGCTCGCACGAAGGTCAAGCCCGATGCCGTGCCCGCAACACCCAAACCCAGGGCTGAGGCTGAGCCTGAGCCCACCCCGATCCCGCCGAAGCTGAAGGGGTAAGTCATGGCGCGCAACCGGACCTCCCCCGGCGATGCTCCGGCCCCCGAGCGTCCGGGTGCGAGCCTTGCGACTCAGCCCGTGCGGGTGGCGTCCGGCCAGCCCTACGGCCAGCGCCAAGCCCTCGAGTCCCAGCAGCAATCCGCACCCTTGCCGGTAGCTCCGCAAGGGGGGCCTCCCCCTGCCCAGCCGGGCCCTGCTGCTGGGGCTGCGGGGGCACTCATGCCGGATATGTCCGGGCTCTTCGGGCCCACGCAGATGCCCGGTCCCGGTGGTCCGCTGCCACAGGGGGGCGGGAACCAGTTCGTAGCGTCCGACCCCGACATGTTGCTCAAGGCGATCTACGAGGCATACCCACATCCAGAGATCGCGAGGTAGATGCGTGCCGTTCGGTAGTGGAGCACGACCGCTCACATCGGCGATAACGCTCCCGACACCGGGGCTACTGACCAGCCAGGTTGCGCCGCTGCATCGTTACTACGCCCTCGCCAACGAGCTCACCGAACAGGCTCGCCAGTGGGAGGAGGCCAGGGCATCGGTCACGCCGCAGATGGCGTCCGACCTTGCAACGATGACGACGAGGTACCCGGACCTTCCGGCGTCGGTGCTCACCGGAGCCGTCGCCGGCGGCATCTCGCCCTACCACCCCGCGCTTCAGTCGCTCAACGATCAGATGGGGTATCAACGCACCATCGCACCGATCCAGACGGCCGGGACGAATATCCTCTCCGTCCCGTTCGACTTCGTTCGTGCCGGCGTGCGGCTCGCAACCACGGGATTCATGTCGCTCTACGAGGAGGCCGTGCCCCGCCACACCCGACAGTACGTCGGCATGTCTCAAGGCATGTCGGCAAACGAGGCGCGCCAGGCGTCGGGCGAGTCGGCGGGTGTCATGGCGTGGGCCGAGTTTTGGGGAGACCCGATGGGGAACCTCGGGCCGGGCCATTCGGAGAGTCCGGTCAATCTCGGCTCCGGCTGGCTGCCACAGTCGAACATGGCCGAGTCCGACAGCGCCGAAGTCCAGATGCTCACACAGATGGGCATCCCGGAGCCCAACGCCATCGCCCAGGTCCAGCAGGGGTACGGCAAGCCGATCACGCAAATCTCTCGCGAACAGGCCCACACCGGGATCACGTTCGACAGTGGTATGTCGATCAGCCCCGGCCGCCTCGTCGCCAAGAGCGTCGGGCTCGAAGAGGGAACGATGCCGTTCCATATCGTGTCCGGTGCCGCGGACTTCGGATCTCAAATCTTCCTCGACCCGACGAACCTCGCGCTATGGGGTCTCGGCAAGGCACGGCTCGCCAACAAGATGCTCGTCGGCGGGGCGACGCGTCGCGGGGTTTTGGGAGTACACGTCGACGACTATGTGAGGAGCGCCGACTACCTCAACTCGAACGTGGTGCTGGCCGGAATGGACAACATCGAGGACGTTGCCAAGGCCCTCAAGATCGACAAGATGGCGCAGAACGTCGAGGGCTATTCGACGCGCAGCCTCGCCGGAAAGGTGGCGCGGTCCAAGGACCCCCAGGAGATCGACAAGATCCGTCAAGGATATTTCGGCGCATCGGGATCGGGTGGCCTGCCGATGGTGTCGCAGGTGCCGACCCCGCGCTCGATTATGAATCCATCCGGCTCCCGGCGCACGCTCGGACAGGTCATCGGTGGGCGCATGGGGGGCACGGCCGGTGAGATCGGGCAGACCTTCGGACTCAAGGCCGCGGTGCATCACGACCTCGAAGGCACCTGGGCGGGACGCATGTTCAGCCAGATGGGTCCGACCCTCATCGTCACCGACGATCTCGACAACGGGTTCTCGCAGTTCCGTAAATGGCTCAACTCCGCGGACATGACCCCCGAAGAGTCGCATCCGTTCCTCCAGGCATTCGCGGAGCTCGTCGACGGTGACGGGCCGGGCGCGTCCGCGATCGTCAACAAGGCCAAGGAATACTTCGTCAACAACAAGCTCCCGGGCGCTACCGACGAGCTCAAGGCGAGCATCGTCAAGACATGGCGACGGCTCGAAGGCAACCGCGCCTTCTGGCTCGGCAAGGCCGGGAACAACCAGTGGATTCCCGACGTGGAGGTTGTCGGATTCGTCGACGACGGAACGGTGGCGATCTCAAAGACCGCAGCGCAGTACACCAACGAGCTCTTCAACAACACCATCATCATGCCGAACCCTCGCGAGATCCGTAACGCCCTATCGAACGAAGGTTTCCTCAAGGTTGCCAGGTTCACCTCGAAAGAGATCAAGGGTGGAAGCGCCAAGGCCAAGAAGCTCGGCCTTACCCTCTCCGAGAACGAGGCACAACTCGTCGAGCGCGCCTGGGTCAACATCATGGACGGCTACATGCAGAAGGTGTGGAAGCCGTTCGTGTTGCTGCGCGTCGCATGGCCCGTCCGGGTCGTGTTCGAGGAGCAGCTCCGCATGGCGGCGAGTGGCATCGACTCGATGTTCCACCACCCGATCTCGTGGTTCGCCTATGCCTTCAGCGGCAAGATGAACAAGACCCTGCTCGGTGACTCCCTCGAGATCATGGGGAGGAAGGAAGCCAAGGCCACGGTCTACCTCGACTTCAACCCGCAGGGCACGATCGACAGCTTCCAGGCCGCACTCGCCGGGGGTGCCGGCCCCTACCTCGACGTTGCCGGCAAAGCGACCGGCCAGGTCCGCTACATCAACGTCTGGAAAAAAGACCCCGGATACATCGACGCGTGGCTCTGGAATCTCGCGAAGAACCACAAGGACCCGGTGGCGACGTACCTGCGGAGCCACGGCATCGAGGACACCGTGGAGTGGCTCACCAAAGGCAAGGGCCATCCGTACCTCAAGCAACTCATCGACACCGCCGACCCACTCAAGAAGGAGTTCCTCGCTGGAGGCCAGGCCGAACGGGTTCGGTGGTACATCGAAGGGATTCACGCCCGCACCGTTGCGCTCGTGGGGGGCGATTACGTCTACTGGAATCCGCACGTCAGGTCGGGCGCGAGCGCCGAGATCAGGGGCGGGTGGCTCACATCGTCCGATACGCCGCTCACACCCGAACAGTTGGCGAAGTACGAGCTCGACCCGATGGGGCCGAAGGGCCCCGAACCACTCCCCGGCCGTGCGCTACCGGACGGCAGCTCCGGCCCACCTCCGGTCGACGGGCTCCCGGAGAAGGGCAAGCCGCGAGGCCCGACCTCCGGTGCCGACCCGATGGGTACCGAACCGCTCCGGTTTGACGCCGACGACATCGAGGCCCTCGTTGCTAGGCGCGAGGCGATCGTGGCGTCAATGACCGAGCTCGGCGACCCGGCCGACATCCAGAGGGCCGGCGACCAGGCAAAGAGACTCCAGGCACAGATCGACGAGGCTCGGCAGGCCACAACGAACGTACCCGCCGAAGTCCCGATCCAGCCGCGGGTAGGGCAGTACGACCGTCCGTTCTCCGCGACCGATGCGGTGCGCCCGAAGTACGGCGCGGCCTCAGGCAAGGCGAAGGACAAGTCGTACAACACGACGGGGTACCACATCAACACGAACGGCTACGACGTCAACCGTGCGTTCACCGCGCTCTATAACGAACACCACAGCGGAAGGGCGGCGGCGACGATCGACGACCTCGAGAACGGCTTCGGATTCAACACCGAGGTGGCCGCGCTCGACGACATCACGCGCTTCTTCCTGGGCCCCGACGGCGTTGTGGACGATGCGAAGCTCACCGAGGCGTTCAACCGCTGGACGGCATCGAGCGGTGTCGACCCAATCGAAGCCGAGTACCTCTCGGAGGTAATGGTCGAGTCGATCAACATCCGACACCAACAGCAGCTCGATCTCCTGAACTACGTCTTCCCCGGCCGCCTGGCCGAGCGACACTACTTCCTCGACGAGCTCACCGACGCCGCCGAATGGGGCGGGATCAAGCTCGTTGCCGACAACCTCACCCCCGACCAACAGGCAGAGCTCCGCTTCATCCATCGCTTCGTCGATGCGGTAGCCACCAACGAGACCGGGTGGGGCCGCGACGCGCAGATGACGGTCGACCATATCTTCGAGAACTTCGGCGCAGAGTTTCCCACGCTCACTCACGACAGCCCGCTCATTGCGCGTATCCTCGCTGCCGGTGAATCGCAACGGGTCTCGCGACCCTGGCCGGTCTCCCTCCGGAACCTCGAACCGAGCGACCTCGACCACCTCGGTAAACAGATCGGTGGCTATGCGACGACACAGGCCGGTGACGACGGGCGACTCATCATCGCCGGCTACGCGTCGACAGAGGGTGTCGCGATGGCAGCGCCGGGGCAGGGCGGCGTGGCAGTAAAGGGCTTCTTCCCGACGGGCGCAACGAGCGACTACGGGATCTACACCGAGATGGCTTCCGGCCGGGCCAGCGCCTCCATTTCGCTCGACAACTATCAGACGTTCGACCTCGGGTCCACTCTCGAGTCCGTACTCAAGACGACGGACGAAGCCACCCTCATCAGGACGTTCGAGAAGTTTGCCGCGGAGTCCTCGTCACAGCACGAGATCGACGGCAAGATCGCCGACTTCCTCATCAGCCACGTCAAAGAGCAGCGCGGCGTCAACCTCGAGGGGCCACACAGCGCCTATGTGTTCCAGACCAA